CGTGGGCTACAAGGTAATCGCAGACAAATACCAGATGGACGACATGCGTGAAAAATACGGTCCGCGCCCAGGTCTAGAAGGCCCGTTCAACTTCACTGGCCGTGTGCTGTATTACGATGCCCGTGAAGGTCAGTATTACGACCCTCGCACAGATTTCTATTTGGAACAGGCGGAAATGGATCTGGTCCATCAACGCATGACTGATCTACTAAAGGCTTGATACCTGCGCTGTATCCGGAGCTGGCTCGGCTGATTGACTTGGTGCTGACACAGACGTTGCTGTTGGTGGTCGCATGGTCCAGCCTGTTTTTGCATCTGCGGCCAGTTGCTGTGCTACACGAACCTTGATATCTTGAGGGAGGCCACCCATCATGGAAAGTTGACTATCTACGATTCTTAATATCCTGTTGATGTCGGGATTTTCCTGTGCAGCTAATGGTATGATCGCCGACGCAATTTTATTGTAAATCGGTTTTATGGCCGCTGCCTGGGCTTGTTGGAACAAATTTCTCCCCGATGGGTTATATGGGCTATTTTCTGTGGCCCACGCAATAAAACTCGGACCCACATAGTGATTGATCAGTTTGTATAGATTAGGATCGTTTAGTATCGGGTCATTTGCCGGCACTGCACCTTCAGTGATGATGTCATGTATACGCATGAGTTATTTATCGGTGTAGTTCTCTAAGAACTCCAGGAGATCCCTGTAGGAGTTTCAAGCCAATATGCCATTGACGAGATCCACCAACTGTTTATTTTTAGGATCTTTAGCGGCCAGGGCCTGTATATTATAACGATCCAAGTAGATCTTACTGCCGTTCCATGCTTGGTATAGAGGTATACCCAGTCGTTTGGCTGTGGTCAGCTTGTCCATAACTGTAACGCAGAACTCCCTCTGCCTATAATTGACCAGACCTTTTTGTTGTAGCATTTGATTAAACTTTTGCATTGCTGGACTTAGACTACGTTCAAACTCGGGCCTAGTGCCAAATTCTTCTGATCCCTCTACCAGCAACAGCATGATCCATTGTTCAGGAGTTATAACTGGTATCAGACCCTGATCGCGACACCATTTGTAAGCAGACAAATAGAATTTGATATCCACAGGATCAAAGTCATGTGATTGAGTTTCCACTTTACCGGTACGAGCATCTGCTTGATATCCAGGGACAATTCCTTGAACATAGGGCCTATTGCTCCAGTAATGCCCGCCTGGCGAATAATATAGGTTATACTGTCCTATTGCATATTGTAGTCGGTCGACTTTTGTATTTATTACCCCTTTAACAAAGTTTTGATCAGCCTTGTCAGATCCAGTAAGCCAGCCGCCGATTGATCCAGGCTGAGCAAGTAAATACTTCCAATTTTTATCGGTTGGGTGAGCCTTGGCAACCTTTGCCACCCATTCAGGAGTTACCTTGTTGGGATCATACATTCCGGTCGGAGTTTTAATTTCGGCAACTTCTGCAGGAATGGTACCGTCGTCTAGGACAAGATTCTCAATGAGGGCGGCTTCTATTTTGTTAACCCTAGTGTTCGAATATGTGAATTCATAATTCCTGCCTGCCTTCATAGGGTCGATATAAGGATTCGTTTTGGCTTCACTGATGATATCATGTATACGCATGAGTTATTTATCGGTGTAGTTCTCTAAGAACTTCTCGAGATCCCCGTATAGGTTTGCCATGAAGGCTTCCTTGCTGCCATAGAATTTCACGCAGGGTTCTCGCTTGTCCACTTGCAGGAAGTAAGGATCCTGCAATCTCTGATCCAGCATGACCAATAACTTGGGCCGCACTTGGTCTAGATCTATCATAAAATTGTAGTGCTCTACCTGCATCTTTTGCATGGCCATGAAGCCATGTATGCTTAAACGCATGCCACCTTGGGGCTTCATATTACGCCACCAGGTCTTCATGGCCCACTCTAACCCCGGACGCTGAGATTCAGGATACTGCCTGATCAAGGCTTGTGTGATGGCTTGCTTATCGCGCATTGGGGTAGATCTTCTCCCCTTGCTTGAGCAACACCACAGAGAACTTGTCTGTTCTGAACTGGGTGTTTAGTTTCCTGGCCAGGTTGATGGCGTGTCCCGGGTTTGAAAATGAAACCTTCTTGTATTTGGGTCCAGGATACTGTGTGAGCAAGTTGGAGGTCTTGAGATTGATGGGCTGGCCATCAAAGAACACAGCCCAGATTCCATCACTGGCTAGCACCTGCTCACTTTTGTAGGTTTGCTTGTTGGTGTTCTCTATCAACACCGATGGTTTGGGCCTAGACATTCATTATACTCCTACATTTATTTATCCCAAATGTAGGTAGTTTTAGAAGTCTTTACCGCCCAGTTCCACTGTTATGGTTTGTTCTTGCAGTGCCGTTAGCAGGCGATTTTGTAGTTCTGTCACAGCCAACAGCATCTTGGTTATATCACGATGTAGATCTTTGGCATCTTTCATTGGCATCATGAAGTCGCGTTGACCTCGTGATTCATGTGCCTTTACCGAATCAATGAATCGATTGATGTGGATGCTCACACAAACACCTCTTCATCCAGATAACGCCGCAGTTCCTTATCAGTGGGATCAACAGTATAATTGTGCTTGAAGAAGATCTCGTATGAGTCAGATCCATACTTGCCAATACCATATAACTTGGTAGCGTCGTTGCCATCCCAGTTGACATAGTCTGAAGTCATCCTGCGTATGCGATTCTCTTTTACTGTGCTCATGCCCAGGCTCCAGATGATATTCTTCACTGCCTCGGGTGTGCTAAACAATAGACTACCGGGCGTGGGCCAGTGATGCATGAACAAGGGATACACAGTTTTCACAGGTTTGCGGCCAGTCTGGTTTAGCATGATCACTGCTACCATGTGTCTCCACTTTTCCACATAAGGAACATCTTCCGAGCCCAGTTGTTGCTGGACCATGAGATCATCGCGCAGAGGTTCAATCATCGTGTTTGTATAAATTGATCGAGTTCAGGAGCAGTCCATCCTTCGGGTTTGAGAACTTTACCATCTTCGCGTTTGTTCACGCGACCGGTGGCGGGATCGATCTTGGCAAAGTTGGTTCGCATGACTTCGTTCCATGCACCTTCGCCATCTGCACCAAGACTGTGGATAGCACCAACTGTGACCACAAGGATGTCGATCAAGGCATCAAGACATTCTTTAGGATCGGCAGCAGCATTGGCAGTCCAAAGTTCATCTACTTCTTCTTGGATCAGTTTGGTGTAGAGATTAAACTGTGGTTCGTTCCATGCACCCACTGTTTGGTTGCATGCTCGCATGAATCGAGATTGATCAAGGAAGGGGTTTGACATTGGCTTCTTCTTTAGTGTAAAATGGACCTTGATATGGATATCGTTCCAAGGTAATTAACTTGGGGCTTTGAACTATACTCCAAGTGCGGCGTTGTTTGACCTGATACCAACCGGCAGCATACCACGAGCGTGATTTGTTGTTCTTGGTAAACAAGGGCAATTTGTGTTGAACATTCCAGATAGGGTTGTATACTCGTGATCCTGAAGGATAACCTTGCACTTGGTAACTGGCAGGCTCCTTACTAGGCTTGTTCCCCACTGCTGGAAATTCGATGTCAACTTGTTTGCGAATCATGGCCATGGTCTTGAATGGAATGACCTGGTTGTTGATCCTCACTGCGAAACCATCTCCTGTGGCTTCGATATTACCAATCTTCTTGTTATCCTTAGTAAGGATGTAGAACTGGTCTTTAACTATGGGCTTGGCTATTATGCTCATCTAAGGTTCCTTTGTATGTGTTGTTGAGCCAGGCTGCGTATTGCTCCGGCGACTCAGATATCTTTGTGAGTTCGTATTTGCCGCAGAATTTCATGAATCGCACACCCACTTGACCGATGTCTTTGTGGCTGATCTGTTCACGAATAGCACCATCTACTTTGGCTTTGATCTCTTCTGGCTGTGCAGTGAGATCCACTAGCACACGATTGCGTTCGTAGTCGTCTTTCACACGATGTTCCACGCCATTGTGGTCGGACCAGCGTTGCAGCATGAGATTGTTCCAATTGAAGCCGCGGTTAGTGCGATCTTCAAATGCTTCGCGCAGACCCACTTTGTTCTTGGTGCCTTTTTCACGCACACCAGGGTAAGCAGAGAACACATTGTCTGATGTATCGCCGCGCATGCACTTCTCAAACAGCAGCCATTCCGGGTCCGGAATCACTTTGTCTGTCTTGGTCTTTTTGTCTTGCACACGCCGACCCTTGGCATCAAAAATGCCGTTAACCGTATGTAGTTCATCGGTTATGCCATTGTATTGGCTCACATTGGGTGCTAGTAGCTGCACAAAATCTGTATCTGATGAAATTATGTAATGCTCGTCCTGTGGATGCAATGCGATCCAACGAGCAATGATGTCGTCTGCTTCGGCTTCTGGGTGTCGGATGACACTACAGTTGGTGCTTTCAGCCAAGTATTTAGTGAAGCTATCATAGGTCTCCCAGAACAATTTGTCCTCTTCTTGTTCTGTCGCGCTGAGTGCAGCACGGGCCACAGCGCGATTTTTCTTGTAGGGTTCGTAGAAGTCCTTGCGCCAGCTGCGTCCTTCCAGTGCGAAAACCACGTGGTCCGCGGCAAACTTCTTATTGACCTTGTTCACTGAACTCATCACGATATGCAGGGCATAGCCTAGTTTTTCCCAAGCATCTGCTGCGCGGAAAACCGAATGGCGGGCGCGGAAAAAAGTATTTGCTGTATCAATCAACAGATATCGCATCGGGTTTCCATATGTTGTTTTCTATACAGTATTGTAACACAAAGTCCGCCCAAAAGCAATGGGCATCTTTGCCGAAATGCCAAGAATCTGGTGTTACCGTATCGAATCCGGCTTCACGCAAGATCTGATCGTATGTGTATTTGGAATAAGGTGCGATGTATGCGTTGCTCCAATCAACTTGATGCCATACACCATTACGGATTCGATCGAATGAATTGTTGCCGTTAAAGAACACATGCGGGATCTTTGCTGCATCTAGATCCAAGTGCAGTTGCCATATTTCATCATGCCAGTGTTGTTGACACCAAGTCCAATCTACACCAACTACAAATCGCTTGTATTGATCTGCCAGTTCTTCAGGAACCCAATCTAGCCCCGAACTACCAACCTGTAAGTATTCACCATTGTGCAACCATTCTTCGCGTTCCCAAGTGCTCCATTGTATCACTGCTACAGCAGATTCCCAAGGCACCAAGTTCTTCATCCAGTCACGTGTGGTTCTTAGGATACGAGCGTTAGAGGCAGCAGATTCAGCATCACAGATTAACTCTGCATTCAATCGATTAGCCAGTTGTTGTCCCCAACTTGCTTGAAGATTTGCAGGGTGTGGGCGCCGACCTAATTCTGGATAGCCATCGTCTTCTGCAAAGGCGGCCGGACTCGCTGCCTCGGCAGCGGCAGTATGACTATCGCCATTAACATAGAGAATCATATATTACCGTTGCCCAATGTTGATGACCATCTTCCATCGGATGCCCAACTGAGTCACATTTAAAATTTTTACAACTATCTTTCATAGTAGTGGTTGGCCAACCTATCCAGTTGTCTTGATCAATTTGTTCGATAAGATTTTGTATCAACTCTACATTATGATCACGTGCATCAACTGGAGGGAAAGGCAAATTTTCAAGTTTAAAAAATTCATATGAATCTTCACAAAGTTTAGCAAGATAGTTTTGATCAATTATCAACGGATCGAATGCAAAAAATTGTTTCAATTTTATTTTTTTCTTCTCACACAACATCTGAAGTGTGATGATATCACACAGTAGATTTTTGGTCCAAACAAACTGGTTGTAATGCCATCGATAAAATTTAGTTTCAAAATCTCTGAGATATTCTTCAGAAGGATTGCTTTGTAAGGAACTATCCTCTAGACTTATACCATTGGGCATGATCTTTAAGTATGACCCATTGTGTAAAGGAATTTCTGATCTTGCTATTCCGGTCCACCCTATTACTAAAACATCCACATCCCGATTTAGATGAAGATGCTGAATGGATGTTCTAAAAATTCTTTCATTGCTTCCGCCACCGATTGCAAGATTATATATATCTGTGTTTAACATTTCGCCCAGTCGAAACGGCCATGCCATTTTCTTCTGAACCAACGTATAACCTTCGGTAAGACTACATCCGTTAGCCACCAGTGACATCAATTGGACCTTGATAAAATTCAACAGACAACTTCGACATCACATTATTATATAAATTATCTGGATCTAAACATTCTCCCGAATCTGTAAAATCACAGGCTTGATCAAGTTGCCAACTGCGATCATCTTCAGTGAAGTTATTTTGACGTTCAAATTTAATAATTTCAGCAGCAATTTTACAACTATGATTTAATTCTATTGGTTGAAAATTTGTTTGGTTTGTTGTTTGTATTGCTTCAATGAGGCTGCTAGATGGCATTTTTTTATTCACTTGAAAATATAGATCGCACATAAACTCTACATCAAATGTCTGTTCAAAATTTATGTTATAATCGTATAAGTTAAAAGCTCTTGCTATAGCATCGTCAGATGCCCAGTTAGAAAACGAATAATACAATCTGTCAAGAATT